TAGCGTTGATGTTGAACAGGTTCTTCCCTGTGTAGGTCGTTTGCTCGATGTTGCCGTCCATCTCGAACGATGCGATCGGGGCCTTTATGCTTTCGGGGTTCGTCATGGTCAGCATTTGGCCCGTGGCGGTCGCGATGTCTTTCCAGCCCATTTGGTCCGAAACGGCGCCAAGGTTGTCCCATACCAATCCGCCGGTGGCTGCGGTGCTGATGTTGATGTTGCGAATGTTCGAGAAGATTTCCTCGCCCTGCGCATTTTCGGCATATTCGTAATAATTCACGTCCTCGAAGTTCAGGGCCACGTGATATTCTGGGAATCGTTGCCGAATCTCTGGCACGCTTGGCGCGTCCGTGATGTAACCCTGCTTGCGCTGGATTGCGGTGCCGTCTGGGAATATATAAACGACCTTGTAATGGTGGCGCTTGCGGAAGAACATCAGGAATTCGCGGCGGTGCTGCTCTATGGTCTGGCGGTTCGTGATTGGGTCGCCGATGTATCCATCGAAGCTTTGGGGCGCGCCTCTGCGGACCTGGCCGGCCAACATTTGGCCGTCTGAGCCTTGCAATTCGATCACGTCATTCGCGAATGTATTCGGTTGGAAGTGCTGGAGGCTGTCCTTGAAGTCGAACCAGCCATCGCCGAGGAGTAATCGCTCCCCGTCGTCGCGCTCGAATAATGCCAATATCCAGCATTTGGTTGTGATTTGGTCTAGGTTCATTTATGCGGCCCTCCTGATGCTCGTCATTAGCCTTTGGCCGATTTCGTCGGCGTCCAGGTTGCTGTTGATGTTGTTCGTCATGTATACCGTGACGCCTGCGGCCCCTCCGAGGCCCTGCTCTGCGAATTGGTCGGCGATTGCCTTGGCCAATGGCCCGGCCCATTCGGCGGTGTTGCGCTCTAATGGGATTACGGCCTCTTTTCCGGATTCGCCGATGTTCGCGATGGTCGAGCCGGTGGTCACGCCGCCTTTCGCCAATCGTGGCAGGTGGAATTCATCCAATCGCCCCAGGTCGATGCCTGGGACGGCGTTGATGGTGTCAATCAATGCGTTTATGGCGCGGACGGGCGTATTTATGACGCCCTCTATGAAGCCCAGCACGCCATTTATTACGGCCTTGAATGCGCCGCCGACCACCTCCCCGATTTTGGTCCCCACGCTCTTGAATAGGCCCGTGATTTTCTTGAATATGTTGCCGAAGAATTCGGGGATGCTTGCGAACCAGTTCTTGATGTTCTCGATGGCCTGGTGGAATCCTTGCTTGAATCCCTCGATGAAGCCGTTGAATGCTTGGCCGATGCGGCCGAAGAAGGCCGCGATGTTCTCCCATATGCTCGCGAACCAGTTGCCGATGGCGTTCCCAATGTTGGCCAATGTTTCGCCAAGCCATGGGCCGATCAATGCGCCGATTCGGTCGAATAATGTGCCGATGGAGCGGATTATGGCCTCGATCAATGCCCCGATTATGGCGGGAATATATGGGACCAATTGGACGACCAGCTCGATCAATCCATCGACCAATGCGGGAAGAATATCCGGCAGAGCCTTTACGATTTCCATGAAGAGCTCGACGGCGGCTTTCGTGATGGCGGGCAGATATTTCTTCACCGTCGCGATCAATGTCTTTAATAATTTCGGGAGGCCGTTTGATATGAACTTGCCCAATGATGGCAGGATTTTCTCGATGGTTGGCGCGATGTTGTTGATTACGCTCTCGGCCATGTTGACCACGTTGCCAATCAATTGGTCCAGATTCGCGTTGGGGTCGGCCAATCCTGTGATTAGGTTCTGCCATGATGATTTCAATCCGGCCAATGCGCCCGTGATGGTCTTTGCGGTTTCGTTGGCGGTGTTATTGGCCAGGCCCATTTTCTCGACGCCATCGCCGAGCATTTTGGTCAGCGCCTCCTGGTATTCGGCGACGGGGACCTGGTTCAATCTCGTATAATTGCCCGTTAGGTATCCGGCGGCCTTGGCCTGTTCTAAGAATCCGTCCGTGGTCTGCGGCAATAACCCCGCGAATTGGTCCGCGATCGATAAGTAGCTGGATGTGGAGCGCGTGATGGCCTGATATTTGGACATCAATTCTTCGGTGTTCTTGCCGGTGCCGGATGCATAATCCGCCAGGGCCTGCATGCCGGCTTTGGCGGTGTCGTAGCCCTTTTGGTCGCCCATGGTCTGGGAGAAGACAGAACCGACGCCCGAGATTTGCTTCATGTATTCGCTCGCGCTGATGTTCATCGTCTTGAATGCGTCCTGTGCATCCGCGGAGATTTTGTTGAAGTCGACCTGGTCGAATATCTTCTGCATGCCTCCGGCCAATTGCTCATAGTCGCCGTAGCTCTTTACGGCCGCTTTGGTGGCCTCTAATGTTAGGGTTTTGGCTGCCGTGATGCCGATGCCAATCCCCGCGGCGGCCACTTTGCCGGTGGTCTTTGCGATGGCGCCAATCTTTGAAAGGGCGCCCGTGATTTGGGGGACTTCTTTTTCTGCCGATGCTTTTAATGATTTGCCGTCAAAGTTCAGCTTGATGGTTGCTTCGCCAACTGTGGCCATTTACTGGGCTCCTTTCGCTCTTTTTTGTTGTTCTTTTAGGAATCTGATCGTGTTCTTTAATGATTTCGGGGCGTTTTTGTGCTTTGTGGGGTGGTTTGCGCCCGCCATGGCTCCGACTACCGTATATTGGAGCGGAAGCCCCTCTGCGGTCGTTCTGGCGCGTTCTGCGGCGATGTATTTAAACAGCTGGTCGGTCGTCATCAATGGCTGGCCATCCGCATCCCGTTCCATGGTTTTCCATGCCCTGTAAGTATGCCAGCCGAATCTCGCGAGGACCTCGGCCGCGAATGCGTCTATTTCGTCATATGGCCGGACGATTCGGCGCCCTCTCGCGTTGATTTCGTGTAATTCTTCGATTTTGCGCTCGGGCAGGAAGTCGGAAGCGCGAAAGACTTGCTCTTTATCCTTGAGCGATTCTCTCGCGGTCTGGAGTGTGATTTCGCGCTTCTTCATCCTGTCAGAACCCTTTAAACGTCTGCGTATGCGCCCGTGCTGGTGTTCAGGCGTTGCTTCTTGGTTGGGTCATTCTCGCCCATGCGGACGGTGTATTGTGGATAGCCGTCGGCGCTGTGGCGGGATGCGTTGTAGATGATTGGGTTCAATGCGAGCGTTACCTCTGGGGTTTCGCTGGTGCCAAACTCTAAGTCATCATCTAATGATGGGATGCAGCGCGTGATTTCCACGTCTGCAGCGCTCCCGTCATCACATACGCCTTGCAAGATGACGCTGTAATAGCTGCCATCGCCGCAGGTGCTGGTGTCTTCGCCGAATAGAATCTGGCCGGCATTCGGGTCCGCGCCCGTGTATGATGCGGCGGTCCATTTCTGGAGTGCTTGGCCAAGAATCTTGTAATTGTCCATGAGGAACGTGATCGATGCCGCTAAGGCGTCGAATGTGCCCTCGATTGGGGTTTCAACGGTGCCCTGTTGGCTGGCGCGTGATGTCTTGCGCGGTGCTACGTTCACGGACGCTACGGTGTCCTGGCCGAGGTCGTCCTTGTCGATGACGAACGTCGTCCATGTTCCGCTGGCTGTGGCCTTTTTGCGGAATATCACGCGGCGCATTTGCGTTATATTGAGGACCATTTTGTTCTCCTTGTTATTGGTTGATGTCGTAGGTCACGTCCATTGATGCCATCTTGATCAGCAGGCCGTTCGTGGTCGCGCCCATATTCTGGGGCGTGGTCGTGGGGCGGATTCTGATGTTTCTAAAGCTGTAACTGATGCCGCCAACGGTCCCGCTCAGCTCGCATATGGTCGAATTTGTGCGCATCCAATCCATGATGGTCTTTTGGATGCTTTCGGCCTTGGCGCGGTTGCTATATGCGACGTATACGTCGATGGTGGTGTGCTGGTTGATTCCGCGGGGTGTATTCGTTGCCGAGCCTCCCCTGGTAACGAGCCAGGTGCCCTCGGCATATTTGCCGTCCTTTTGCAGGGGCAGTTCTTCGTTGAAGAAGTCCTGGTCGGCCGTCAATCCGGCGACCGCTTCGGCGGCCATCTGTTTGAATAGTGCGATTGTGATCATTTGGTAATTCCTCCGAAGTATTTCTTCATGAAGTCGCCGCTCATCGTCGATTGCATGGCGTTGCGCATGTAGTGCTCTGTTGCTGGGTCGCGGTTCGGCCCGTCCTCGCGTTTCTGGGCGTAGTCGATGCGCTTCGGGCCTCGGGTGGATTGGGCGACGGTCCCGCCGGCCTTGATATAAACGACGAATCCGTCCTCCTCGACGCGAATGCTATTTGAAAGGGCTCCCGTTAGGTAGGGGGCGTTCAGCCTTGCCTGGGTGCGGATGTCTTGCGCCATGTCGAACATCCCCAGCAGGGTGTTGCGCTCGATGTCTTTCAATGCCTGGCCGCTCCATTTGAAACTGATGGAGGGGTTAGCCATTGTTGGCTCCGATTTGGCGGATTTTGAGCTCTATGTGCTCGATTCGGCCGTTGTCTTGGTTCTTGCCGATTCCCGCGTCTAATATTTCCCACGTGCGATTCTGGGGGTCCGTGATGGCATATCCTGCGACCAATGCGCTGGTGTCCGTGGTTGGCATTTCTTCGGGCTTGGCATATATCAAAGTGTCGGCATATAATCCGGCCGCGTTCGGGGCCTGGTTGGCATCGCTGGAGCTTCCATCGTCGATGATGATGGCGATGCTCTCAGCGTTGCCGATCGTGTTCCCTGTGATGCTCGAATATGTAATGGCGCCGATTTTCCAGCCTTGCTCGATTGCGTTCGGGAATGCATCGAAGACGGTCATTTATATCCTCCCGCAGCAGTAGTGGGCGTCGCCCTCGACGGCGTATGCCTTGCCGCAGTTGCTGTATGCGTCGATGATGTCCTGGTATTGGCTCGCGATGCTTGCGAAAGCGTTGGCGGCATCAGTTGTCTTAAAGTTGATGGTAAAATTGCGGACGTGTTTGGATTCTATTTTCTCCGCGCCGGCGGCGTTTTCGATGGTCGCGGCGATGAAGTTCGCCAGGAGCATTTTCAAGTCGTCGGCTGGTGCGGTTGGGAATCCATTCGGAAGGCAGAGGAATGACGCCAGGCGCGATTCTGCGACCGCTACGAGGCGACTCCAATCTTCCGCGCTGTATGCGCTCGCGTCTGCGCCTGTAAAGAGCTTATATTCGTCTTGCGTCATTTCTCGATTCCTTTCGTGTTTTGTTGTTAGGCGGTCAATGTGATCGCGACGGCAGATTTCTTGGCAGCCAATGAACCGAAGCGTGGGGTTTCATCTAGTAAGATGTCGGTGTTGTTGCTGGTGTCGAAGTCTGGGCGGACGCGGATGCCCTGTTCGCCGCCGTGGATGTAAGCGTTATTGACCAATAGGATTGCGTCCTCGGTTTCGCCATCCATCCATGATGGGGTGTAGACGCGCTCGACGCCAAGGATGTCCTCGATGCGTGCGCCTGGGGCGACTAAATATTGGCCGTTTGCTTTGGCCTGGAGCATGCTCGTGATGACGCTGGATTTCGCGATGAGGATTTGTGCGCCCTCTGTGCGGATCAATCCCTTTGCGCCAACCACGCCGTCGTATAGATTGCCGCCGGCTGCGGTTGTATATTCATCGGCCAAGGCATTCTGGGCGGCGCAGTCTGCTGCGACGCTGTAAAAGCCGCGGGTGCCGTCGAACATGCGAAGGTCTGGGGTGCCTGCGCTGCGGCCATCGCCAACGATTGCTGCGCGCTCGATTTCGGCAATGATTGCGTCGACTAATTCCTGGGAGCGGAAGTCGATTAGCCACGGGTTTTCATATAATTCGGTGGCATCGAGGTCAAGGCGCTTGTATACCATCTTCACGAGTAGGTCGCGGACGGTGTCGGTCACGGCTTGGTTGGCTTTGGTGTCGCCTTTCTTATGGCCGGCTGCACGTGATTCTGATGCCAAGATATGAACGCGGAAGCTCTTGGCGCTTACCCAGCGGAAGTGGCTGATGATGCCGTCGCTCTTTTCGAGGCCGTCAACGAAGTATTGGTCAACCGGTGCTGGATTCGGGAGGCCTGTGATGCCGTCTAGGCTCATGTGCTTGGATGCCTCTGCTCTCCATAAGTTGTCGAATGTTGCGCCCATGCGGCCAGCTCTTTTGAGCGTATCCGCGAAGGCTTTGTGGCCGGCTTCGCTGTGGAGCCAGTCGTTGGTCGTGATTGCTTCTTGTTTCACGGTGTCTTTCTCCTTGATTACTAGGAACGGCATGCCGTCCTTGGTTTCTTCTTTGGATTCTTCTTCCTTTGCTTCCTCAGCTTCTTCGGCCTTTGGAGCTTCCTCTTTGGTCGCTTCCTCGGCTTCTGGGGCTTCGTCTGCTGTTGGCTCGGTTTCGTCCTCTGGAACGTCTGCTGTGAAGCGGTTGATGACTTCGGCCATCTCGCGCTGCATTGCTTCGCGCTCGTCAGGGGTCAATTCGTCGAGTTTTCTGGACATTGTTGAATCTCCTGTTGATTGGTGTTGATTGGTATCACTTGCGGCCTCTGCGCTCCCTTGAGCCTCTGCTTCGGTCGGTTTGTGATCGATTGTCTTGGCGCGCGGGTCGTTTCCGGTCAATACCATCGAGATCTCGCGCAATATCCCGATGGGTTCGTCGATGCTGTATCCGGTGCCGTAGTATCCATCCGGGAACCAGTCGGCGCCAATCGAATAGCTGGCGTCTTGGCTGATGGCGTAGGCGTGGTCGGCCAATTTGTCATTGTCTGCGAAGTACATGCGGGCATGGAGGCCGTCTTTTTCGAGCCAAACGCGGCAGGAGCCGAACTGTTTCTCGATTGATGGCACCAAGGCCGCTTCGCCGTCTGGGCCCAGCTTGAATTCGCCATGGTCGGCTTGGGCTTTTACGCTATATTCTTCGGTCTGTTTCTCCGGGTCGGGATTTAGATCGGCGATTTTGAATAGCTTGCCGTCGTATCCCATCACGTAGAGGTTGTTGATGTCGCGAATCTCGCCCGATTCCATGACGTCGCCGCTATTGGCGAGGATGTTGCGGAATCTCCGCGCGTTCGCTGGCTTCGCGTCTGTCGTGATGAGCTTCGCTCTGATTTGCTTATTCATGCCTTTTTTATACGTCCCGAACGGATGGGGGTGGCGATTGTGCCGTCTAATATATGGCGAGGATGACCGCGAACCAGCCATTGCTTCCGGCTGTGGTCTGATTGAATCGAACCTTTACGGATGTTGATCCGGCGGCCTGCCCGAACCAGGTGCAGCCGTAATTGTTCCCGGAATTCCCAAAGGTTGCGGAAACGTGGATGTCCTTGATGTTGCCTCCGAATTCGGCCGGCACGGTTAGGGTTTTTTCAACCCATCCCGCGGTCGAATTTGTGAAAGCCGTGTAGTAAAAATGCCAGCGGCCAATGTCGAGTCGCGATGTTGTCGTCAGTGGGTTTAAGTCCGAGCCTTGGATGGTGGATAGGTCGATGCTGTCCAGTGGGATTTCGGTCTGCAATGCGGCGGAGGCCCCGGCGGATATGACGCCCGCACCGATGGTGGTCACGCCTTGGCCGACGGTAATGTTGGCGAGGACGACGTAGTACGCCGTGGCGCCTGTCGAGCCGTCCGCCGTGATGGCGTTGCGGATTTGGTTCTCGGTCGGGGCGATTGGCGTCCCGGATGCGGTTCCCTTGACCGTAATCAACCCAACGGCTGGGGCGTAGTCTACGTCCGTGGATTGGGCTGCGGATGGGTTTTCAACATATGCGACGATGCTGTCGATGCGGTTCCCGGTGGCTGGTGCGCCTGATATGGTCACGTCAATCGGCAGGCCGCTGCGGTTGTTGATGGTCGTGCGGTTCCCCGCGTTGTCTTCTGCGATGGCCACGTCCCGGTCTGCGCCATTGCCGCCGATTTGGACCGTCATGCCCGATTTGGGTGTGCATGCCCATCCGCTCGCGATTCCTCGCGAATATAGGGCCAGGTTGTCATTGAATGCGTTCGGGCTGGTGCGTCCGCCGAATCCCGCATTTGTGCCGACGGCATTATTTGGATTTGTCATTTTTTTGCTCCTGTTTAATGGTTCGAATGTAATCTTTGAAGTTGGTCACGGTCATGCGAATGCGCACGCGATTCTTGCATCCGTTGCAATTCAGCACGGCATCGATGCTTTGTTCCGTGTCGCCGAGGATGCGCCCGCAATTTGGGCAGCTGATGCGAACGCCTGCCATTTATTCCGCCTCCCTGATCAATTTGGCGGTGTAAAAGCAGCGGCAGTTGACGTGGGCGCTTGGGATGGTGCCGTCGTCGTTCCATTCGTCTTGGGTCCATGCGAAGGTGTCCGTCCCGGTGTAGTCGTCGGGGTCGGCTCCATCTGGTGCTTCGCCCACGATTTTCCCGTTGATCAATTTCGTCCCCAATGCCAAGCGAATCTGGTCGGCATATTTCTGGCCCAGCATGGTCTTCTGGCCATCCATGGCCGCGCATGTGTCGCATGTTTTGGAATCCTTGCGGGCGTGCCAGGTCAATTCGAGGGTTAGGTTGTATCTTTCGGCGATGCGCTGGTCTAATTCCAACGAGCCGCTCTTGAATGCGTAGACGGTTTCATTCCGGGCGATTGTGGCCGCGCGCCCCTCGGGGATGATGGCTTCTAATTTCTCGCGGATTTCTTCGGCTGTCATTGGCTCATCGGTATCTAATACCGCGCGCATCAATGTCCGGGTGTGCTGTTCATATCCTGCGACGATTTGGTTGCTTCGCTCATGTAATCTCTGGCCCAATTCTTCCGAGATTTGGTTGCCGCCGGTCTTGATGATGTTGCGGATGCTTTCTTCGGTTTCGTCATCGACTAATTGGGCGATCATTTCGAGCGCTTCTTCGCCTCCGCGGTTGGCTTCGTCCTCGATCAATTCGTAGATTTCGTTCTGGATTTCTTCTAAGTCCAGGGTTGGGTCCTCTGCGAATATGGAGCGGGCCAATGCCATCAATTTGTCGAAGATTTTCTTTTCGGTCTTTTCCTCATCCGTGAATGGCTGGTAGTAGTCCTCCGTGTGGTTGTGGCAGTGGTGCTGGCCCGTATGGGAGCGGTGGAGTGTGCTTTTGGCTTCGTCTTTTTGTTTTGCCGCCGTTTCAATCCCTGCGAGGGCAGATTGGGCTTGGCGGTCGGCCAGCACCCGAGTGTATATGCCCACCGCCGTATTCAGCCATTTATCGACGCTGAGGTCCAATGCCTTGCAGGCTTCGGATGGGCGTGCGCCTGCTTCGATGATGCGAATCAAGTTTTGTGTGGTCTTTTCGGCCGTTTCGGCTTCGACTTTGTAGCGTTCGGTCAATTCTGGCATGTCTAGGTGGAAGTTGATGGCGTATCCCAGGCCGCCTGTGATGCGGTCTAATTCGTGCTGGAATTGGCTCCAGAATTTTATCAATGCGGGTTTTACGCGTCGGCGTGTGAATTGGTAATCCGAAAGCTCCGCGTTGTCATATTTGGCGCTGGAATCGTCGCCCAGGATGAAGTTGCTCACGCCGTAGGCTTTGTTCAATCGGTCGCTGATTATTTCGGCCAATTCCTTGATGGCCAGCGTGTTGTTGTTGCCCTGGATGGTCTTCACCTCGACCTGGTCGCGCTCGGTGCCGTCGTCATTGTTGAATTGGCGCCATAAGTAAAGCGTCTTGTTGCGGTTCCTGGCGCCTTTTAATTGGCGCTCAAGGTCCGCTCGGGTTTCGTTGAATTTCTGCTGTGTCGATGCGCGGATGATGGTCACGGATGCCGGGATTGCGCCATTCTCCAGATATGCCTTTTCGAATTGGGCCAATAAGTCATCAATCTGCGCATAAACGCGGACGGCGCTGGCGGGGCTTACGCCTTGCAGGTTGCGCGGGTTTCGAGAGTAGTGCAATTCCATGACCTCATCCGAATAAAGCCTCTCGATGCCGTGCGTGGTTGATATTTGCCAGTAATAGTCGCCGTTCCCGAGATTGATTTTGCTGTCGGGTGGCAGGAGCGTGAACCCCTTGATGCTGTTGCCGCGCTTGTGGACGTGAATATATAAGGCGTTCTCGGTCAGCCATGTTGCGAACATGGTGTCCATGAACTCGATGGCGCCCATGGTGTCATTTGGGGCCATCAATGCATTTAATTCTGGCGTGCGGGCTGGCTCCAATCTCGCGCCGTTGCGCCCGACGCCATACGGGCGGACGCTTACCATGGCATCAATCAATGGGCGGACCTGTGCGAATACGTTCTCGTAATCGCTGCAGATCGGGCTCGTGAATAATGCATTGCGGAATTCTTGCGTGATTTCTTCGGCGCGTTGGCGGCGGTTTCGCTCCCGTGCGTCTTTAATTTGTTGAATCAGTCCCATTTTCGGATTCCTTTGTTGCTTTTTTGATTTTCTTGGCTGGTTTTTTGGCCGTCTGGGGCTTTGATTCCGCTTGTACGAGGTCTTCGATGCTTTCGGCGTATGATTTGCCATCCGTGAAGAACGGCGTGCTTGTGACGCCTGCCTGGATGGCGGCCATGGCGTGCGCTTGGCCCTCTTGGCTGAAGCAGCTCACTTTTCGGGGCGTGATGCCGGCCTTTTTGCATGCTTCGAAGGTCTTCTTAGCTTTTTCGCTCCAATTCTCGGGCGAGCCGCATGCGAAGCAGTCCTGGTATATGATGAGGATTTCTTTATTCGCCATTTGTCGCCCCTTTCTCGTCCTTTTCGGCCTCGGCGCGTTCTTGGCTCTTGGCCTGGATGGCGGTCAACATGTTGGCCAAGGTCTGGTCGAGCATGCGAATCCCGCCGGCCCCTGCGATCAGATAGGCCTGGAGCTGTTGTTTCTCGAATGGCGTCATTTGCTTGTCCAGGAATTCGCGGACGTAGTCCTCGTCATCCGGGAAGGCTTTCGCCAATAGGTTGTTTATTTGCGCCTCGTCTGCGCCTTGCTTGATGTTCTGGATGCGGAGCCGCAGTTCCGCGTCGATTCGTGGCTTGCATTCTCGTCCGCCGAATCCGACGGGCTGGAGGCCATCGAAAGATAACTGAGCCATTCATATCTCCTTTAATGTTTGGCGCGATTCTATGGCTCCAACGGATGGCGCATAAAAAAGAGCCCTTGTGGGGCTCTCTCGTGCGCTCTGCGGTCATCTCAGCTTCTTTAATGGGTCGATGGTCGTCTTTTTGTATATCTTGCTTTTAATGGCGCGCTTCGGGTGGAATATTCCCATGCCTCGCCGGCCGTAGAATGGGTTCAGTAGCCGCTTCGTGGCGCGCGTCCATCTGCCCTTTGTGCGGGCGCTGATGCTTTTCTTCAATGATGGGGTGCGGAGTCCGATTTTCATCCGAAGATCCCCTTTTTCTTGCGCCCTTTGGTCTTTATTTCGCCCGTGGTCGTAATTTTGACGTTGCTCATTCTCTTGATGCTCTTGGCGATTTTCTTCCCGAGCGCATCGCCGATTACAGCCCCGCCGAGCAGTGCTCCGCTGATGCTGATGCCTTTCTTCTTTTGTGCCATTTTATGCTCCCTTTATGCTTCGATTATATCGCGCCAACGCTTAAAAGTCGAAGCGTTTGCGGTTCATGTCGTCGATGGCATATCTCAGCGCATCCATCAAGTGATCGTTCCCGTCCTGGGGCTCGTCTAATGTTTCGCCGCTTCTTCGGGTGCGCCATTGGTAGCTCAAGTATTCGCGCTCTATGTCTTTGCCGTCATATATGATTTGATGCTGTTTTACGCGATCGATGCCCCGCAGGACGCTTCCGGCATTCTTATCCGCGCCAATGATGCGGAATCCCTGCGCCTTTATTTCCGCGATGATTTCGGGCCGTGCGGAATCCGCCACGATGAGGATGTTCGGGTCGATGCCGATGGCGCGCAATTTGTCGCCGTATTGGCTCCCGAGCAGGCCCGTCTGGTAGAGCTTTTGCTCGATGATGATGCGGCCGTCTTCCGTCTGGTATATAGCCACCATGCCCGTTTCGTCGTTGCTGAAGCCGAAGTCGAGGCCGTATCTGATGAGCTTGGCGTCTTTGTAATCCTCGGGGGTTGCCTTGCGCCAGCCCTCGTATATGTTGCCCTCTAATGTGCCGATTTGGCCCAATCCGTAAACGGTCCACCAGTTCGATGGTTTCTCGCCCGGTTTCGGTTTCTTGCTCTCGATGTATTGCCGGATGGTGGGGGCGAGCGCTTCGTTGTCTTTGTATGTCAGGATGATGAAGTCGCATTCGTCCGCGTGCTCTTTTAATAGCCATGTGTGGGCCCAGAATTCGTGCGTTGGGTTGTAATCGATGATGATTTTGCCCGTGGTGCGCGCTGCCAATTGCTCGAAGGTTTCGCGGTCCATGTCGTTGGCCTCATTCACGAATAGCAGGTTGCGGGCTGGGCCGTGTGCGCTCATGTTGTCCACGCTTATAAACTCCATGATGGTCCCGTTGCTGAATGTTTCGATCTTGCTCGATTGGTTCCAGCGTTCGGGTTCCCATATCTCGGCCGCTTTCATGATGTTTTGAAAGTCGCGAATCGCGCCCCGGCTCAGGTGCGGGTAGCTCATGCTGGCGATGGTTGCGATTTGGTCGGGGTTCTGCTGGCACCAGCTCGTGATGAGTATCAAGATGGGGTAGGTCTTGCCGGCGCGCATGCCGCCTTGAACGATTAGGAATCTCTTGCCGTTGTTGAATAATGGCTGGAGCTTGTT